CTCCGAGGCCTTCGGCACAACGCCCGACCTCTGGCTGAAGCTTCAGGTGCAGTACGACATGTGGCAGGCCTCGCAAAAACGGCGCAAGAAGATCAAGCCCCTCGCCGTCGAAGCCGCGTAGCCCAAAAAGGTTTGAGGCTTCCCGGTGCTCAAGCCAGGAAGCCTCGTAGAAAACATCCGGAACGACGCATCTTGGGAGAAGAGTTGTCCGGACGCGCTCAGAATAACACGCGAATGTTTCTCCAGGAATAAAAATCGGCCCCGCCGGGGAGGCGGGGCCGAGGTGATGCCTAGGCGCCAGCGGCCGGCAGGAGCGAAGCTCCGTTACCCGGCTGCGGGTGCATGTGCGCAGGGCGCGCACGAGGCGAGTTGAGGTGCTAGCTTTACGGCCGGGTAACGCGCGGTGGGGCCGCGCTGCCGGCCGCAGGCGCTAGGCGGCAGAGCATCAGGGAGACGCCCTGGGTGCGAGGACCGCCGACGCGGGTGGCGATGGCCCACCAGCGTTCCCCGTGGTCGATCTTCGGAGCGAGCTCGGCCGCCAGCGCGGCATCCAGGAAGCCGATCTGCACGCGGCGCGATGTGACGGATAACGCGGCTGCGCCGCTGCCGGCCGCTGGCGCTGGTTCGCCCTTTTTGCGGCGCGCTGCGCGCTCGAGCGAGACCACAACCTGGATGGCGTTGCTGTCCCACTCGTCGCCGGGGTTGCGTACCAGCTCGACGACGTCGAACTGATGCATCTCCTCGATCGCCGCCTGGCGCGAGGAGCCGTCCGGATTCAGTTTGGTGACGCCGACGACTTTCGTGTGCAGCCTTTCGTCGTGCCGTGGCAGAAGCTGGCCGAGCAGGGCCTGCTCGACGCGTTGCTCGTCGCGTGCGCGCTCTTCCGGGGATCTCATGGCTTGCGTTCTCCTGCGCCGGGAGGCAGCTCGTAGTTTGCGACGAGCAGCTCCTGGACGGCCTTGCTGTTGGTGGCTGCGAGGGAATAGGTAGTGTCCACGGTCCTGATTTGGAAGCCGTGGCGCGTGGCTTCGGTGCGGATCAGCGGATGGTCTTCGTGGCTGAGAAGGAACTGGCCCTTGATACGAGCGAGGCGTTCCAGCAGCTCGACGTGCATCTCTTCCGACGGCGCCTCGTAGCGGCCCAGGCTTCTGAAATTCACGTAGGGCGGGTCGAGATAAAAGAGCGTGTCCTTCGAGTCGTAGCGGTCGATGCATGCGCGCCAGTCGCGGTTTTCGATCAGCACGGAAGAGAGGCGCTGCGCCGTCTTCAACAAAGTCTCGCGCACACGGCCGAGGCTCTTCTTTACCGGCGGACGGCTATCGCGCGATTGAATTGTCGTGCCGCAGAAGTGCTGTCCTTTGCCGCCAAACGATTGATCGGCGAGGTATAGGAAAGCGAGCGCGCGCTCAAGTTCGTTCTGATGGAGGGCACCCCCCCCTAGCAGTTTTAGTTCCAAAAACCGTTCGGAGGCGATGCATTCCGTTTCAAAAGCTTCGGCAAGTTCGGAGGCGCGGTGCTTGGCCACGCGGAAGAAATTTACGAGGTCGCCGTTGATATCGTTGATGACTTCCCATGCCGAGGGAGCCTTCGCGAAGAGCAACTTCGCCGAACCGCAAAACACTTCCACGTATGCGTCATGTTCTGGGAGGATGGGCAAAAGCCGCGTGACCAGGCAGCGCTTGCCGCCTGGCCACGCAAAGGGTGCGTTCATCGGACTATTTCGCCGCGGACTTGGCTTCGAGGGAATCGAAGAGATCCGCGAATGCGCCGGTGATGGCCTTGATTGCGGCGTCCCATTTGCTGACGTCGGCGACGGCGGTGGTGCCGAGGAAGCCGGAGCTCTTGATGAGCGTTTCCACCTGGGGAGCGGCGACGGCTAGCTTGTCGGCTCCGCTGCCGCTTCCGTTGCTGGCGTTATCCACCAGTGCGCCGGCGCCCACGACAATGGCGCCGATTTTCTGGATGGCCAGGCACACCTCGGGATAGCCCGCGGCCGTGGCTACGGCATCGGCGGCAACTACGGCTACAGGCTCGGCCTTGGCCGCGCCGTCCAGGACAACCTTCACACCTTGCTCGGCCGCCTTCAAAAAGCTTCCGATCTTCTGTTCAACCGTTGCGAGAGACATAGCAATACTTTCCGCCCGCTGTTCATGCGGGCCTATGGAGAATGGGTTGGGAGTGGAATCTGCCGCGCGAGGCGGCGCTGGGTTGGGTAACGCTGCGCTGCCAGCCGCAGGCGCTATGGGTTTGGGAGTTCGTGTTTGGCCGTCTCGGATAACGCTGCCGCTGCCGGCTCGCGGCGCGTGGCTGCGGCGCCGCCGAGGGCTCCGAGGCCGCCCATGATGAGATCGTGACCGATGCCCGGCTGCTTAATTGAGATCGCTACGCCCATGCCAATCACGAGCAGCGCGATCACGTTGGTGGCTTCGTTGAGTTTGCTGATCATTGCAGGCTCATTTCTTGATGTTGGAGAAGTAGTACAGAAACTCCGCGGTGCCAGGAGCCGTGCGCAGACCCGTATAGGCAGCGGCCTTGAGGTAGTCCATCTTGGTGTAGTGGCCATGCTTGTCGGGGTTCAAGACTTTGTGCAGGTAAACATAACCGTCGCCGCTGATCTTGCCCGCGTTGACCATCAGCGGGTCGGAATCGTCGAGCAGCTTCTTTGCGCTCTTTAGCGTCCCTGCGCCGGCATCGAGGAAGCCGGTGGCGGCCGTGGCCGTGCCCTTGCCTTCCACGCCGAGCTCGCGCACGGCGTCGATGGCCTGGTCGATCTTCTCGGCGTGGACCTGGTCCAGTTTGGTGGCCGCGTGAGTCAGCAGCAGGTTGGCAGTGCCGGCCACGTCGATCATCTCGGCCGTGGTGTCACGCACGTTGTCCAGCACGTCGTTGGCTTTGTCGGCCGCGCCCTGCACGGAATCCATCGCCATCTGGCCTTTGACGGCCATCTGAATCACGTTGTCAGCCACGGGCTGTGCCGCATTGGCCGCCACCGTGGAGATGTGCTTTGTATTGGTGGACGTGACCTGTGCGTCGGCCTGCAGGTGATCGCCGGCATGCAGCCAGCCGTCCCAGTGGAAGCCGACGCGCGCGGAGAGATAAAACAGCGAAGCGATGAGCGCGATTCGAAGCCAGCGCTCAAGCCTCCGCTCGATCGTTGCGAGCCTCATGAGGTGACCGCCTTGTCGAGCTCCGCAAGCTTGTTTCCGTGGTAAACCTCAAGGACGGTATCGGCGTAATGCTGATCGGAAGCCCAGTGCCTGGCGAATGCGCGCACGTAGGCTTCGACATCATGGTCGTTGACCCATGCCAGGTACGCGGGCGCGTACTCCGGATAGGTCATGATCATGTGATCGCGCGCGGCAAAGTTTGCCTCCATGGTTGACCAGGCGCCGAACTTGCGCACCACCGGATACCGCTTCCGCGGCGATCCTGGAATGGCGACTCCTGTGCCAGTCAGCTTGAGAATTCGTCCGGAGCGCAGCTCTTCGGCGAGCTGCGCGTCCGTCAAACACTCGTGCGTGTCGAGCGGGATGTCGGGACAGTCGCCATGGCCGGTGATGCCGAAATAGTTGTTCCCTGGAGCCTTCTCGCCCCACTCGCTTTCGACTGCGGCTTGTGCGACGGTGACACCCGGAGGAAGCAAGGAAGCGAGGCTGGAGGCGCGCGCGGGCGGCGTGGCCAGCGCGATGAAGTCTTGTTTGTTCATGGAGTGCCTTTCGCCAAGCGCCTGCGGCCGGAGCGCCATCTTCTGGCGCGTACCCGGCTGCTGGGCTTGCGGGGAAAGTCGGATAATTACGGATAATTGCGACTAAGACTGCCCGGCGCGCTGCGTGATTGAGGTGGCTTGGGGACGGCGCACGTCGCCGGTGAACCAGGTCCACATCGTGTCCACCTTCTCGCTGCGCTCGGCGATCTGAACTCGGAGATCGCCGATCTTGGTGGAGAGGTGCCAGGTAGCGCCGATAATGGCGAGGATGACCGTGACCGCAACGGCGATCAGCCCGACTGCGTTAGAAATCATGTGAGTTGTCCAGGAAGAGAGTATTTAGAGCTGCGTTAACTGCCCAGGGACACTTGGCCGATGGGGAATGGCCGGTGCGCAATCGGCGAACCTGAATCCGCCGTGGCAACCGTCAGGACGCCGAGGGAAAGCTGCCCTGGGGCGGCGGCTTGAATCGACTGCGTGTAACTTGGCGAGCTGGCCGGTTGCCCGGCAAAACTAAGCACACCGCTGCTGGTGGTGATGTAGGGATAGAGATAGTACAGCGTGGTGGCCGTAAGGCCGGCAAAGCTGATGGAGCCGGCGGGGACGCTGTAGCCGTCCACCGTCTGTGCCGCCCATGAGATCGAGATCCCCGCGGCCGTGACCGTGATCGCAAAGGCGACGGAGCTTGCGCCGCTTGCCGGTTGCGTCCCACACACCACCGGGCCGGCCTGCACCCAATTGCCGACCGCACCCCCGGCGTGCTCACTGCGGATCTGCACACTGTAGTAATAGCCGACGCTGAGGCCGCTCAGGTAGCAGCTTGTCGCGATGCCCGGAAGATCCGGAGCGCTCTGCCAGCTCGATGCACCATTGACCTGGTACTGCACATTGATCTTGCCGCCGGAGGTCACGAAGGGGTCGTCGGGCTCGGTCCACGCCACCAGAATCCGCGGGGTCACCGTGCCGTTGGCTGAGACCAGCGCCGTGCTGATGTCGCTTTCCAGCGTGAGGCCGCTGGGGTCTGCCACCTGCAAGCTGTTCTGCAACTGCGGTGAACTGATGTTCTCAAGGCTCAGCTCTTCGGCCGGACTCCAGGAATAGATCGAGGGGTCGGTCTCATTCACGTCCACTTGCACGCCCAAAGTGAGCGCCTGCTCTTCGTCGTGACTGTCTTCCGAGTCATCTTCTCCCGTGGACTTTGCCGACGCCACGAAGTGAAACTCCTCGATCTCCATGTACTTGTTGAGCCAGCTCAACGGCGCGGCCGTCAGTTGGATTACATCGACCGGGCAGGTCTGGTAGGCGGCCAGGGACATTTGCAGCGTCCCCGTGCCCTGGTAGCGGTTGCGCATGAGGCGGATCTTCATCAGGCGCTGGCAGGTTGCCACCGAGGTGACAAACTGGTAGCGCACGTCGGTGTACAGCTTGATGCCGGCGTCGGCCGCCAGATTTACGTCTGACGCGTAGCCGTGAAGAGCGTCCTGCGCGTACTCGGGAGCGTCGGTCGGTTGATATTGGCCGTCGAAGATGCTGCCGTTTTTATGGTTCTTATCGAAGCCGCTCACCGCATACGGGTAGGAAGGGCAGATGAACGATGCCCTCACGGCGTTGAAGAGATCGCGGAACTTGCGGCGCGGGCTCCACTTGATTGGCCCGGTGAGGTCGCCCATGTCGAAGCTGAGTGTGCTGCCGTACCAAGCGGCGGGGAAGAGCTTCCATACGCCGCCCTGGTAGCTGATCTTTGCCTCCATGGCAGCAAGGATCGAACTCTGAATGTCGCCCGGCGCCGCGGACCAGTCGAATGAGCCGTTGATGGTGTAGCGGCTCTCGGTGGTCGCAGGCGGAGACATCGTCCACGTCACGGTGCCGTCAATGACCTGGCCGCCCGCCGTGGTTGGCCACGCGGGCACCGTGCTGCCGGTTGTGCCGCCGCCGCCGTAGGACCACCCGGCGCCGATGATGATGGGCTCGCCGGCCGTCTCGATGTTGCCGTTCAAATCGAGAATGCGTGTGCCGGGAGCAACCGTCTCATTCGCGGCCCATGCGGCGGTCACAGGGCCAGCAGGCGTCATCTGCCAGGTGACGTTGCCGTCCCTTACAGTGCCACCGAGGGTGGTGGGCCAGGTGGGCTCGGTTGTGCCGCACTCGCCTACGCCATCGGTCGGGACGTTGATTGCGGTTTCGATATTGCCGTTTGAATCCAGAATCTGCGAGCCGAGGCTCACGTTGAGCTGGCTCTCCCAGGGCTGAGTGACGCCCGCCAGTTCCACCTGCTCGTCGCAGATGTTGGCGGCGACGATCAGTTGATCGATGTCGATTTCATCCCAGCCGCAACCGACGCCGAAGTCCGTGTTGGTCATGTGGTCTGCCCAAATCAGTGCTGCATTATCGGTCCAGATGTGGGTTGCGGGATTCGGGGTGACGCCATCGCTCAGGTACTGCGCGCCCAGCCGCGGGTCGTAGATGTCGCACTTGCCATGGATCGACGCCTTGAGGCCGGGGATCGAGGCGAACATGTTGGCGTTGGAGGAGCACGCCAGAAACGTTGCGCAGATGCCGTTCAGCGTGCATTCGGCAACCCAGAGGGGGTCGGCCCAGACCAGGCCGTCGCTATCGCCAGGAGATGCCGTGCCGGTGCCCAGCGCGAGCCACTCGCCCGCCGCTGTGCCCAGCGCGTTCTGCGCGTAGACGTGGTAATTGCCGTCGTTGTCTCCGCCGAAGTTGTAGGCATTGCCGGCCGTGTCATAAAACGTGCCGCCCTGGTCAAAGCCCCAGGCGCCCGCAACCGGCTTGCTGTTGTTGCCGAGGAAGATCACCTCGCGGCCGTCGAGATAGATGAAGTCGACGGACTTGCATTGGTGCGACGCCCAGGCAATCACCTGATTCATCGTGTAGCGAATCGACGACATGTACACAATGGTTCCGGCGACGCGCGCCTGTCCGTAGATGGTCACGCGGCTGGCAAGCGGCGAGCGAATCGATGTGCTGAGCTGGTTGCCACCGCCTTGCAGCGCCTGCGCGATCGAGTTGAGCGTCATTCCCGCGCCCATCGTCGCAAGCATCATCGTCGAGGACGAGGACAGTGCCGCGCCCGCTCCAACGTCTCCTATCACGCTTGACAGGCCGAAGAGTGCTGCCTGTCCTACGCCAGGGATAAGCTGAAGCGCAGCGACTCCCGCGACCAGCGCGACCCCGGCTACAATTTTCGCCATTACACTCTCCAGGCTTTGGTGCAGCTCTTTACAGGTACGCGCGCGACTCCCCTGGTGCTGACAAAGAGAGCGTGCTTGCCGTTGTGGTTGACGATCCCGAGGGCCTGTGCGCCTGCGGCCGGCAGCGCAGCGTTACCCGAGACTGTTGCTTGGTCGAAGAGGACCAGGTCGCCGCGCTGCGCGAAGAGCACGGAGGGCAGCAGCTTCATCCCGTACTTGTTGGCTGCGTAGGTGGCGGCGTCTTCCACGGTCTGGCCGCCGGTCACGGAATGCAGGGCGGCGAATGCGCCGGCCTCATCGCTGTAGCTCAAATGGCGATAGTCGGCGGCAACGTCCACGCCGGTCATGGCCTCAATGGCGTCGGCCGTGAAGATGCAGCAATCGTTCTTGCCCCAGCAAAAAGGCTCGCGCTTGCGAGCCTCGATAAATGCGTGGAGATCCTCTGGCCAGCTATGTTTTCGCTGCATCGACCGGCTTCTCCACGACTACGACTTCTGTCTCTGGGGAGGTGATCTCCACCTCGAATGCAATCACTTCGAGCGTCAGCGTCGGGGCTGTTAGGGTGGATGCCGAGAAGCTTATGCGCTTCACGTGACGGATTTCCTTGTCACCGACCCAGACGCGCCCATGTCGCGTATCGGTCATAACGATGCGAATCGGTTGCTTCATTGCGATTTCCTTTGCGGCTAGCTTTTCCAGATGATGTTGCGGTCCTGGTTGTAGGGCACCCAGGAGAGGCTGCGGTCGTTGGGATAACGCGCGCGCTGGTCCTGGTCGGTGTAACGTCCGCCGCGCGAGCGGTTCAGGTCCGCGAGCCGGTTTTCGACGTCGATGGTGATCGAGCATGTGTTTGTATCGAGATCGATGTCGGGCTTGTCCAGGAGGCCCATGAATGCCGGCACAGGATTCGAGATGATGTTGCCGTTCGTGTCGAAGAAAGCCAGATACACCCAGGCCTTCCCCGCGTGGTTGATTTCATTCATGCTCTCGGCCAGGTCGCCGGGGTCGATTCCGGAGAGCGTGAGCGTGATGCCCTGCGCCTGGATGGAGCTCGACTCGCTGATGCCGCCGATGGTGCCCAGCGTGCCCACGCCGAGGTAGTTGTTGCCGTTCCAGATGATTGTGCCGACGCCGGTCCAGAGGTAGTACGTGTTGTCGGCAAAGTTGAGCTGCAGGAGAAATGCCGGACGCACCGCTGACGATGTGAGGGCCGTAATGACCTCTCCGGTTAATCCGTCGCGGGCCACTACCGGGCCTCTTTGCATTTGAAGGAAATCGGAACGACCTTCAGGTAGTTCGCCGTCCAGTTGCGCGTGTTGCTGGCAAGGCGGAAGAGCCCGGTGCAGTTGTGCAGGATGATCGGTTCGCCATCCGTGGGAAGCTCGCGAATGGACGGCCAGATTGAAAAGTTCGCTTTGCCGCTCGCGTCGGAGTTCACCGCCGAAAGTCCGGAAACCATGTGGAGGCGGTAGCCGATCTGCAGGTAATCGCCCGGCAGCAGAAGCCGCATGGTGGAGGGCTTCCAGCCGCGCGTGTATAGCGTGGTGGCGGTGGGCAGGTTGTAGCCGGGGCTGTCGGCGCAATCGACCACCGGCGCACCCTGCGGCGAGCCCTGGGGCACAGCGCCCGAGGGGTCGCCGATCTGAAAGACGTTGAATTTGCCGCGCAGCTCGGCGAGCCAGGCAATCCACTGGTTCGCCCAGGGGCGATGCATTGCCGGCATGGAGATGTTCAACGTCCACCAGTCAGCGCCGGGAAAGAGCTGGACCTGCGACTGCCTGGTAAACGGAGAGACGCTCTCGCCCACCGAATCTGAGATCCCGAAATCGATCTGGCGCGGGACCGGCCGCGGCGGAAGCGGGATGATGTTCCAGCCGTTGAACTGCGTATATGCCATGAGGGCTTTCGGAGGCTAAGTGCGGGGAATAGAAAAGCCGCTCTGGGAGAGCGGCCCGGTGTTGCGGACTGGCGGTTTAGAAACTCTGGTTATTCGCGTAAAAAACGAACGCGTGACTATACAGAGTCTTGGCCGCAGTGGTGTCGGTGGCGAGAATGTGTCCCGCAACCATCGCCGAAGTAGTTATGTCCGTTGACGTTGAAACCGGAGTACCGCTGTCGAGTTGGAACGTGACGGTGCCGGCCGTTGTCGAGCTGATGAGCAGGATGTGTTTGTTTGTGTCGGCCGTGATCCCGGTATCGGTGACATTGCAGACACTCGCCTTGCAGGTCTCGAACTTCCACGTCGTGTCGGCATAGGTGGCGTTCGTGTCGTAGCGCAGCCACATGCCATCGGTCGGGACCACCGTTGTCGTGTTCGCCGGTATCCATCCCACTCGTGTCCGGATGCTCGCTGTCGAGGCGAGGGCAGGATAGAACAGGGCTTTCCAGTTAGTCTCTGCTCCGAGCTGGCCGAACGGGGAAGCGTTGGCTGGATCAAGCGAGATCACCAAGCCTTGTCCCTGCACGGCCGTCGTTAACATAGTCAGAGTGCCGCCCATGATGCTCCCGGCTGCGAGCTGTTGTGGGCCAGAGGTCGTCCCGCCGATCTGGTGAACCATCCAGCCCAAAGTACCGATGGAGCCCGTGTAGTTTGAGGACGGTTCGCCGCTCATCCATCGCTCAATGAGTGAAATCTGAGAGAGATCAAACGGGTTGGGCGCGGGTGGCGGCACGCAATTCGTCCACGCCGTTCCGGTTGAAAGCTGGCAAGTGAGATTGCCGAATCCATCGTTCAGCGATATCTGCTCGCCCTGGTTGGCAACGCTGGCCGCGGGCAACGTGGCCGAGGTGTAGATGCGCGGCGAGCTTTGGGTGAGCGTGCGCGTCAGGGCCGTAGGATGATTGGCGATCAGCGAGTCTGCGTACTCACTGATGGTTTGGGATTGCCCCCCGACCTGCGTCTCCTGGCTCATCAGCACAACCGGAGTTACGCCTGCTCCCAGCGCGGTTGAAATCAAGCTCTCCACCTGCGTGCGCCACTGCGCCGAGGTGAATGTCGCGTAATCGTTGATGACCTGATCGACCAGCACGTAATCGCAGCTATCCGTGGTCAAGGTGCTGAAATTGCCTACCGCCCATTGCATCGTCGTGCCGCCGAGGCTGTTGTTGATCAGCACCCCAGGCTGCGCGTAGGTGCTGAGCGCGTTGGCATAGGCGTTGAGCCCCGGCAGGCTGGTGTTGCCTGTAAGCGGGTAGGTGCCCCACGAATCCATGTCCATGCACACCCGCGACTTGGGCGGCAGGACGGGATCGTCAATCATGTGCGTTGCGTCGGACGGCCACGTAAACCAGCCCGTGCGGCTGACTCGGACATGGCTCGGAATACTGTTGGCGATGGTGATTTCCAGCCGCGACGTCCGGGCATGGTCGAAGGGTACGTGAACCGTAGTCAGCCCTGTAATCTGCTGGCTGGATACCAGCGTTCCATCCACCCATACATTGACCTGCGCCGGACTGGCTGGTGTCGTTCCATCCTCGCCATCGACTGCGACCGTTGTGGTGAGATAGCCGCTCTGCCCATCAAGGTCGGCTGACAGTCCCATCCCTTGCCCTGCCACGCACGCTCCGAACCAGCTCGCGTTGTACGAACCGTAGATGGCGCTCGCGTTGGCATTGGTCACCGGCGCGTCGAAGCCGGTCAAGATATTGTGGCCGGGGCCTGCCACGTTGATGCCTTGCGGCATGGTGGTGCTTGGGCAGTAGTAGGGAGCGTTAGTGAGTCCACCCACGGCAGACCACGCACTCCCGTAAAGAGTGCCGGCATCGTCGTACTGATTGCGCTGCGCCACGGTGTTGAGGTAGGCATAGCGTTTGGTTTGCTGCGCCGTCCACCACGCCAACGCGCCGAAGCCGGCCGGCGACAGATGTTGTCCATTGACCTCGTTAAAGAGATTCCAGGCGCTTCCGGCCGTGACCGGGGAGCGCAGCGTGGGGTAGAACGAGATTGTGGTGGCGGTGACGCTGGTCACCGAGTACGTGCCGAAGGTGCCGTTGTCGTGTTGAATGAGGAGAGCCCACGGCGTGCCCTGATAATCGGCAAGGGCGCCGATCACAAAGGCATTGATGGCGGCGGTGCCGCTGCCTGCGCTGCCGGTAATGTTGAGCTGGCCTTGCCCGTAGTTCCACCCGGTGGAATAGTTCGTCGCCGTGGTGCCGGAGCCAACCGGGGCTCCGCCGCTGACACCTTGAAAGAACCCCCAGGTATCGAGGAAGAGCGGGAAGTTTGGACGGCGGTACGTCGAGGAGCCGCTCGGTCCGATCGGCCCCACTGGTCCGGTCGAGCCGGTCGCTCCCGTGGGTCCGGCCGGGCCCGTAGGCCCGGTGCTGCCTGTCGCTCCGGTCATGCCGGTTGGCCCGGCTGGTCCGGTGGCACCCGTGGGACCGGTTGGCCCGGTGGGCCCGGTGGGGCCAGTTGGGCCGCTGGGGCCGGTTGGACCAGCAGGTCCGGTTGGTCCAGCGGGGCCGTACTGCTGCAACGCCAGAGGGACAATGCTCGGATAGAAGCCGTCGAGCGACCATGTGCCCAGGACGCAATTGGTGGGCAGTGGAATCATGGTGCAGGAAACCTGGGTGGGGCCAATGGTGTAACTGTTGCCGCTGACGGCGTCTGTCACGGTGAACAGAAAGGGGACGTTGGTGGGGTGCGTGAGGTTCGAGTCCGCGAGCTGCCAGCCGCTGGCGATGACGCCGGCGATCACGTTGGCGCAAGCCGTGGGAGCGGGCAGCGCGAGGCCGCTGGTACCGCCGACGTTGAAGGCAATCGGCTTGCTGTCAGCAGGGTTCACGCCGACGGCGCAGATTTGTCCCTGGCCCAGCAGATTGCCCGAGCCGTCCAGAACGTGCGAGCCGGCCACGGGCGTCCACTGCGCATAGGCGGGAAGGGCTAGTAGCACACAGACGAGGGCGAAGATCAGAAAGCGGAGACGCTTCGACATTGGCTTGAATTTCCTTGAAAAGTTGTGGCTGAAATGTAGAAGCCGCCCTATCAGGCGGCGTGGTGCCTACGAACTGCGTGGCCGGCGGGCGGCCATCTCGCGTTGCGCCTTGATGGAGCTTTGCACCGACTGCGCGTGGACCTGCTGCATGGCCTGATGAACGCGCATGGCCACGTCGGCCGCGTTGGTCCCGCGGGCATCGATGTTGCCGATGTGATACGTCGGGCCACCGCCCTTCAGCATGTCGCGGAGATCGCGGTTGTTCGTAACCTGGGTTCCTGAAGGCAAGTCGGCGAGCTCGATGCCGTTCTCTCCGACGAATGACAGACCGCCGCTTGCCGTGCCTCCCGAGGCATAGCCGGGGATGTGGAGCATGTGAAGAAAGCCGCTCAGGAAGCCGCCACCGGAGCCCGCTGCGCCGCCTGGTAATCCCGCGTTGACCTGCCATGTATAGAGCGGCTTCGTCGCAGAGTCGCCGGCCTTGCCGCCCAGGCCGAACGCGCTGGCCAGTATACCTTCACCCTGCTTGAGGCCGGTGTGTAAGGTGCTGGAGGCCATGCCTTCGAAGGCTTTTCCCCAGTCCATCTTTTTGCCCATCATGCCTTTCACCAGCTCGTCATTGATCGAATCGACGGCCCTGGTCATGAGGGACTTCACCTGCGCGGCGGCGTCGTTGGCATCGTTGACCGCTGCCGTCCAGAACTGATGCAAGCCGGTCATGGCACTTTGCGAATCGGCGTCGCCCTTCGCTTTGAGGCCCTCAGTATCCATCTGGCCCTGGAGGCTGGCGATCTGATTCTTTGTCTGCTGGGTGCGCAGATTCTTTTCCATCGGAGTCAGGTAGCCGGCAGCGGAGATCTCTGCCAGGCGTGTCTTAAGCTCTGCGATCTCATCGGCGTAGGCCTTGGCCTTGATGCGCGCCTCTTCCATTGCCGCGCCGTTCTTGGAGAGCTGCCCCGTCTGCTCAAGATATTTGACGTTGGCCTCATCATTGGCGAGTGTGGCTTTAGCCTGCTCTGCCCGGCCTTCGCCGAGGGCCGCAATCCAGCCCTTTGCCGCCTCCGTCTGTTCTTTGAGGCCGCGCTCGTCATCTTCACTGAGCTTGATGTGCTCGTTCAGCAGCTCGTTTTCGTTTTTGAGCCAAACCGCGCGGGTGCTCAGCTCTTCCTTGTTCACCTCTGAGCTGGCCTCGCCGTATTTTGCGTTGAGCGCGTTCCAAGCATCGCTGCCAGGCTTTTGCTGATCGCGCGCACCTTTATAGATCCCCTGGAGGTCGTAGGGAGACATCTGCACGCCGTGCTCTGCGAGCGCAGACTTGAAGTTAGCGACGATTTTCTCGACGGCCTTCACCGCGATCTCTTCGGCTGAGTGAGCACCCTCTGCGCCAGTGAGCTTGCCTTGGAGGGAGCCATGAACGTTGTCGAGATCGACCGCCGCGGCCTGCGATTTCCAGAAGCGCGCTGCATTGCGCTGGTCCATCTGTAGCCGAGTGTCATCGGTGGGGACGACGGCGTGGTACTCGCCATTGCCATCCATCTGTGGATTGTTGTACTCATCGATGGCTGCCTGATGCTTGCCCTTCTCGACCTTGAGGTCGTTCTCGAAAAGCGCCGCGTAATGAACGGCCACGTCGTGCAGCCCCTTGTTCAGTGCAGCGTTAATAGCCGCCAGGGACTCGATGTACTGCTTTGAATTGTGGTCCAGCCCTTGTGCGTTGAGGCGCTCGACGGCGTCGTTCCGCGTGTCCTTTTTCCCGTTGATGGCTTCCTGCGCCTCCCGGTTGCGCGCGGCGACGGCGGAGTTGTCTTCCGCGTTGCCTAGGAACTTCGCCATGGTACCGACCTTCAAAGTGTCGAGCAGCTTGATCTCATTCTCGATTGCTTTGCCGATGGACTCGGCGAGCTTGTCAGTTTGCTCCTGCGCCTCCAGCATGGCGATTTTCAGATTGTTGACGGGCTTGTGCTCGATCTTCGCGATCTGAGCCTCAAGCTTCGCATTGAAAAGCTCCATAGCATCGTTGGAGGCGTTGATGGAGGACAGTTGGTTGCGCCAGGCCTCAGCGGACTTCTTGGCAGCCTCACCGACAGCCTTGTATGCTTCGGCGACCTTCTTCACCTTTTCTGCGACCTCCATCAGCACCTTGCCGACGAGGACGATGGCGATGCCGGAGAAGGCTGCGGACATTGCGCTTGAGACGCCCGGCAGTTCGGAGATAAAGCCGCGGATATGGCGCGGAATGCCGACGCCGATGGTCTCGCCCAGAATGGCCAGCGAGTGGTTTGACTCGGTGACTTCTTTGCGGAACTCCGCCATCGCCGCTTTGCTTTGGCGCTTGACAACGTCCAGGCCGGAGGTGACCGAGTCGGTCTTCAGGTTCATGACCGCGTTAATTGTGCCGACTCTTCCCATGGTTACCTCGGTACTCAGTGATTTTTACTTAGCGATGGCGAAAAGCTGCCGATAAAGGGACCGTCAGGGATAGGCTGAACTGGTACGCGCTCAGCTCAAACTTGGGGGAATGCTCATGAAATTGCTTCGCTTGGTCGCGCCCATCCTCTTCGTAGCCATCTCTCTACCAACCTTGGTGGCTCAATCGAGGCCGGCCGCGAGAAAAGCTGCACCTCAGCCTGTAGTGTTGTCGAAGTGGGCTCGACACGTCGGATTGCACTATTTAGGGCTGATCGACGATTATCTCAACTCTAAGAACTACGACGATTTCGCACGCGACAATAAGTTCCTCGACGAGGAAGAACGAGATGTGGAGATTGATGCTGAAGGCCCTGACCGGATATTTGTCCGCGATGTTCTGGAACAGACCCGGGAGCTTGCAATGGCGGAGTACGAAACTGCCGGGGGCCACTGCTCCGCTGGGCGCGTGGAGTGTGCGGGCTATAACATTGAAGCATCTTTTTACATCGACTGCCGTCGGCTCGCCGACGAAATGATTTCCGAGGGGAAACTCCTCCCTTTTGATAAATGCTCATCCGAAAGGATCCGGCCGCTGGCCGATAAAGCGCGGGCGTACGAATCGAAAGAGGTCGCACATATCATCGAGGGATGGTCGAAATAAGCCGGCCCACATCCCTAACACGAAGCCGCCCTTTTGAGGCGGCTTTTTGCTGCACAATAGAAAAGGCGGGACTGTGAATCCCGCCTCCATTTCAGTTGGCTCCCACCCTTCGACAAGGAGAGCCGGAACAGAAGGCTTGCGTGCCTATTATAGCGCCAGCGCAGTCGCGCGGGATCTTTGCCAAGTTAGAACGGGCCGAGGAAGATATCCAGCAGCTCAATGCCGAGATTACTGTGTTCTTGAAATACCGTCCCGGCGCCCCTGTCGGTGACGATCGGAACGAGGCTGTTCACAAATTCATAGACTTCTATGAGCGGAGGGAGGTTCCTCCCCGTTTCGCTGTTATCGCCGGCGAGGTGGCGCACAATCTCCGCTCTGCGCTCGACTACATCGCGTGGGCGCTCTCCGTCGAGGCCTACCGGGGTACACATGGGGGAGCGATTGCATTCCCCATTCTCAGCGAAAAACCGGCGAGTGCAGCGGAATTTCGACGGGTATTTAGCCTCAAGATAGAAGGAGTGGGCTCCCGCGAGGCTCGCGACCTCATTGAGCGGTGCCAGCCGTATAACGCTCGGGATCCGTTGAACAATCCGCTGCTGATCGTTCACGATCTTAACCGCATAGACAAACACCGCGCCCTGACCATTGTCAACCCCGCCTGGGAGGGCGTGGCTACGCTCCCGCTCTCTATTTTTGGCGGCCTTACGATTTCCCCTGGCGATGATGTGAACGAAAAATTTGCACGCATCGCGGCGGCAAAGAAGGCACAACTCCATTTCACCCCGGCGATAGTGTTTGAGCACTTTGGCGGGGAGCGGAATGTGCCCGTTGGCCCAGCGCTCACACTCCTGTTGAACGGAGTGCGGGATGTTGTCCGAAGGTTCTGCGGTGAATTCGAGTGACATCGGCGAATAATACCTCAGCCCCGCGCCGCCATACCGCCGAAGATTGCGCGGACCTGGTCAACAACCGTTGCCGTCCGTACCCGCTTCGGTTTCTCCGCGGGCTTTTTGCCCGCTTGCGAAGGCATGAAGTCCGTGGGCACGCGCGGCTTCTTTGGAGCGCCGAACGAGTAGTTGGCCACGGTTGATGCCAGCACGCCCATCAGCAACTCGTGGTACTCGCGCTGCTCACGCTTGCGCGCCAGCAGCGCGGCGAATTGGCGTGGAGTGAGCTGCCAGAACTCTTCGGCCGACATGCCCAGTTCGACCTGGGCGGTGGACCACATGTTCATCCAGCGTTGCGCCAGAGTTAGCTTTGCTCCGGCGCCTCTGCGTTTGGGCTTTTCTCTCCATCCAATGCCGCATCAGGATTTGAGCCCGTGTAGGCAGCAGCAATGGCGCCCAGGATCTTGCTGGCGTTGAACGGCCCGCCGAGAGCCCCAGCTTCTTCCTCTGTCATCTCCGGCTGAAATTTCTGCAAGGAGAGCCAGAAAAGAGTGCGCAGGCGCTTGGCATCGATCTTATCGAAGTCGAGGCCGTCGAGTAGGTTCCCGCCGAGGAGCTCGCTGCCCTTGGCCAGGACGTTGAAATCGAAGCAAAGGAAGTACTGCTTGCCGGCGATGGTGATGCCCACCTTGGGCAACGTGGGATCTGCAGGGGTATTCAGGACAGTCGTCGTCTTCTTCATCAAGAACTCCGGTATAAAGGGTGGGGAAGGGCACTGCTGATCGGTGTTTAGCTGCCGACTGCGAATACCACGTTCCCGGTGATGTCGAGTTTGGCGGAGAAGGTGATGGTTTTCGTCACGTCCAGGTCGCCGGGCATCTGGGAAACGACGATGGCGCTGAAGGTGTAAGTGTCGCCGGCGACGGTCTGTGTGGCCGTTTTCGGCAGGGTGATGACGAAGTTGGTGGCGATGCCCGACTCAAAGGCGGTTTCCAAGGCAATCTGGCCGGCATCCGCAGAGACGCGATTACCGGAGATCTCCACCGTTCCTTCTTCCAGGATGGTGGCAAGCTTCTCGGTGGTGTTGCCCGAGGTGCTCATGTTGGTGACATCTTCGCGCTTCCATTCCTGCCCGGAACGCTTGACGTTCTTAACTTCGCCGATAGTGGTGCCGGGGGCTACGCCGATGCCAATAGTTACCCCGCGCCCTGCTTGAGATTTGCTGGCCATGTGTTTCTCCGTGTTGTGAATTGTGAAATTTGAAGCTGCCTGGCTTCGCAGCCGGGTAACGCGCGATAAAGCCGCGCTGCCGGGCCGCTGGCGCCAGCTAGTCGAAATGGAAGGTGAACTCGCAGACCCGGCCGAAGACCTTCTGATCTGAGAGATAGAAATCGGTGCCATCCGCGGCCTCGACGGCCTGGACGACGGTGCCGTCTGAGAGCTGCCCGGCGAACGTATCCAGCGCGGCGTGTACGGCCGCCTGGACATTGGCGGCGTTCTGGTACTCCAGGCCGTGGCATTTGAAGCGCATGCGTGCGTGCTGTTCGCCCAGGCTGCCGTCCAGAAGGATGACGCCTCTCTCCGGCATCACCGTGTAGGTGATTGCTGGATACGCGGTAAAGCCGGGAGGCAGAGTAACCGGAAGAATGTTCGTCCCGACAAGGGTGGAGACGCCTTCATTTGCGGCGAGCAGCGCGACGATGCCTTGCTGAATCATTCGGCACCTCCAGCATCGAGCTCTTCGCTGATTCCATCCGCCATCACGTCCAACGCTTTGTCCAGGCCGGCTTGCGCGGAAGCCTCGTAGGCTGGCCTCATGAAGCCCTCGCCGTCGTTGACGGGATCGACGAAGCCCTTCTTGCCGATCTTTGTGCGATTGCGCTTCTTGCCGTGTGAGACCATCTCGTGGCCCTTTTCAAGCCAGTTGACCACGTAGTCCGTTTCGTACCCTGGGCCAACGATGGCTTGCGCAACGCCCTTCACGCCGTCAATGTTGATCATGGTCTGGATGTCGTCTTTGACCGCACCAGGCTCGAGTGAATCGCTTCCAGGAATCTTCTCTGTCAGGATCGGGGCGTGGTCACGCTGAGCCTCTGCGAGAATCGCTCCGCCTGCCCTCAGCGCTCGGGCAGTGATCGTCGTTGACGCCTTGATTCCGAGCTTGGTGAGGTCGCGCTCAAACTGAGAGAGGTCGCAATCGAAGTCGAGCTTCATCAGTCGGCCTCGTCCAAAACATGGCAGAGAACGACGAGCTTGCGATGGCGGCGCTCGCTGTCGAGCGGTGCATCGATCACGTAGACCACGCCATCCTCGTCCACCGCGCGGTCCTGCGCGCTGACCTTCACGCCGGCGCCGAGGTAGCGGAGCTCCATCTTGTAGGTGCTCTCGGAGACGAATTCATCCGTCTGGTAGATCATCTTTGCGTTGAATTCTGCGATCTTGGCCCGTGCCGTGGCATAGGTCGTCCAGCTCTGGGTCTCTCCGCCAAAGGAATCGTGCGTCGTGGAGCAGGACTGGAACTGCACGCGGTGGCGATATTCGCCGGCGCGGATGGGCTGCATCGCCATGGGAAATGTCTCTCAGCTTTCGTGTGATGGGTAACGCGGCGACAGACGCCGCTGCCAGCTGCTGGCGCTTGCTAGTTGTTCTCCAGGGTGAAGCAATAGAACTTTTCGCTTTCGAGGAGGCGGCGCACTCCGTAGGGCAGCTCGGCGACGCCGATGCCGCTGGAGACCACGCTGTTTTCGCGGTTGGCGTACCAGTCCGCGACCATCTGCATGATGGCCAGGGCGATGGTTTGCGGGCAGGTGTTCACCTCAACGCCGTCGCCATATGTGCCGGCCACGAAGGTGACCTGGACCGAGCCTGGCACGTACTGCTGGGTGTAAGGCCAGTAGGCTCCGGGCTTGGGAACGATGCGCGCCGGCTCGGAGTTGACGTCCGCGTAGTAGCTGCCGGGATCGAGCGTTTGCGTTGCGCCCGTCAGGTCCACGTAGGTGATGGAGGTGACCGAGACCAGGCGCGGCATGGGCAGGTTGATGGTCATGCCCTGCCAGAAGTCCGAGAGGAACGGCCAGTCGCTGCGATTGGTCTGGCGGACGGTTCCATTGTTGAAGCTCACCCACGGAAAATGATCGAGAGTGAGAAGCCAGCTCTGGTTGAAGATGGCCCGGCACATTGCCTGCTCACAGAGCTGACGCGCGGCCGTGATGAGACCGCCGATGAGCGCATCGTCGTCGGTAAATGCCGCCTCGACGTTCAACTGCGCCTTGGCCAGCGCGAGCGTGACCGGCTCAACGGCGGGCCCGGCGACGAGATGGTAGTTGATCTGCATGGGATTTACCGGCTCTCTCTAGGCCGCAAGACGGCCTGCTGGCGCTTGATGGCCGGGTGGGAGGCCTGTGGGGGCACCTGGGGTGTCTGGGGCGCCGAGGCCCGTCCGGAGGCGATGAGCCCCTTACCGAGGGTCTCCGACACTTCGATGGTGTCTCCGGGGGTGTGGCCGAATAAAGTGCTCAGCAGGTGGATCTTCATAGAGCCGTCGGCAGGGTCCGAGCGAATGAAAGCGCGTACACCAGAGCCTCGTGCCACGACATGGCAACGTAATTGTTAAGGGGGTTCCATGGGATAACGACATCCCATTGGAGCCGGTTCCGTTTACTGATGCGTGGCTTCATAACTGTCCTATCAAAAAGCGAGGCCGGGAAAGCAGGTCCGGCCCCGCGCACAGGAGGAACGCTGGCAGCTTGGTAGCCGGGTAACGCGCGGCTGGATTCGAGACCCAGCCGCGCTGTCGGCCGCTGGCGCTGGTTACTTTCCGACCATGGTGATGATGGGGTGGGTGCCCGCATCGGTGACGGCTCCGCCGACGCGCGCGAAGGCCACGAAGCCGACCTTGTTCAGCTCGGCATAGCGCTCGTTGAGGCGGCGAAGGACGATGCCCGGCTCAACTTCGCGCAGGGTGTAGCCCTGTTTGAAATCGCCGAACTGGACCTGCGGAGCGCCGACGGCGATGGCAGGCTGGTAGGGGTTAATCTTGACCGGGTAGCCGAGGATCTGGCCGACGAAGCCCGAGGTGGCGCCATCGTTGAACGGAACGAAGATCGGGCGGTTGTTGCCGTCGAGGATTCCGAGGACAGCGCCGAGGGTGGCGTTGCTCATGACCCAGCAAGCATCCTGCGCATACGCCGGATCGAGTGCGACCAGGAGGTTGACGAAGTCCGCGTACTTCAGGACCATCGTGGTGGAGCTGGTCACGGTGGCGGTTACACCCGAAGAAAGGGCCTGCACGTTGGAGGTGTTTCCCAGCGTTACAAACGAGGACATGGTACGCACGTACCGCGACTGGCAGGCATCCGAGATGAACTTGGCCAGGTCAAAGACAGAATCCTGAATCAAGCTGTTTTCCAGCAGGATCGGGTTCATGCGGAGATCGTCAATCGAGATGGTGATGCCGGCGACGGAGGGGTCCGTGGTGCTGGCAGCCACCGAATTGAGGACGAAGCCGTTTGCAATGTCGTTGATGAACGGCACCTTGACGGGCTCGCCGGTAGCGGTCTTCAGGTGATTGACCACGTCCAGGATGGAGCCGGCGTACTTCTTTGCCACCACGGCATCGGTGACGCCGGTGGGGATCAGGATGCCGTCGGCGGCCACGCCCAGGTCGCGCTTTTCGATCTGGCCGGTAATCAGGTAATTGCGGATGGCGATGTTGAGAGCCTTCTTGCGCTCTTCCGGAGTGCGATTGTCAACGGCAACCGTTTCGCCCGGGCCGGGGCGGGGCGGAGCGGTGACGCTGCGGTCCTCGGATTCCAGTGCGTCAAGCTTTGCGACGCGAGCGATGTCGAGGCCGACTTCGTCTGCCTTGAGCATTGCGTTATCGAAGGCCGTGCGGTCTTCAGCGGTGAGAGTTTCCTTCTGCTGGATCAGTTTGCCAGCAGCAATATGCGAAGCGCGCAGGGCGCGCAGCTCGGCGAGGGTCATGGCGTTTTCTCGGGGGTGGGATTTGTGTTGCCTGTTTTTCCAGGTCAGTCGGCAGGACCCCTGGAAGCGGGCTGAGGCGGCGCCATTGAAGGCATCCGGCGAGGACGATTCAGCCCGCGTAGAACTAAAATTGGTTCGAAAAGAATCTTTTCGATTATTCGCGCGCGCGCAGCTCGAGCTGCATGTGCATGCGCTGGCGATCGGAGTCAGAGATGGCGGGCAGGGCGACTGGCGGCGTGACAGGCGGCTTATGGCTCCGCTCACATCTGCATTCAGGGTCGGTGCAGTCGGAGTTGGAGCAATCTCCGCAATCTCCGGCGACACACTCGTCGCAGGTACAGTCGCAAGCGGAAGACCGCGTGGCGGGTAATGCTTCGCTGCCGGCCGCAGGCGCTTGGGCGATGATTTTTGCCTTCAGCTCGGCAGGGCAACCGGCGAGGGAGCGGACGGAAACGCTGTTTTCTGGATAGGCTGCCCAGGAGCAGGGCGAGATTTCCCAGAGGATGGCGCGGAGCACGGTGCGAACGACCAGGTCGCCCACCACCTTCCACTCCACATCGGTCTCATAGTTGACCACGGAGAACCCGAAAGAGACGCCATCCAGGTCGCCGCGATCAACCGCCTCGGCCAGGCTGCGGGCGGGCTCGGTATCAGGAAGCTTGCAACTGAACTGAAGCTCTTCAGAGGTGTCTTTCAGGGCGAGAGTGCCGCTCTTGGTGCGTCCCATCAGCAGCGTGGGCTTGTGATCGCGCAGGCAGAGGACATCGTCCATTGAAGCTGCAAACGCTCCCGGAGCGATGATTTCCTTCCATCCGCCAAGATCGCAGGAGAGCGAGTTATAGACAATGGCGCCGGTAAGAGTGCGGCTGCCGTCGGCGTTTTTGGCGACGCGCAGCTCGCGCGCCTGGAGGGAACGGGTTTCCCGCTTATTCATGGATGTCCTCGGAATCTGAAGTGTCTTCGGGTAACGCGGCGTCGCCGACCGCGGGCGCAGAGGCGGGTAACGCGGCGTCGCCGCTGCCGGCGGGAGCCGTGCGCGACGTGGCTTCGCCACTCTGCGCAGGCGCCCGTGAGGCTCCCGCTTCTCTGTAAACATGGAAGGAGATGGCGCGGAGGGCGCGAGCAAGCTCCTGGCCGGTGATTTCATCGGCCTTATCGTTGGCCCATGCATTGGCGCGGCCTTCCATCTTCTTGAGTTGCGCACGAATGACGCTGGAACAATCGAGCGTCCAGGTCTGTTCGAGCGAAAACTCCTCGCGCGCGGAGTCCACGAGCGTCTCGCAAATGGACTCTAAAGTGGGCTTGAACACGCCCTCAATGGCCGCAAAGTCACGCTTATTGCGCGCACAAACCCTGCCTACTCCATCGCGGAAGAGGCGCAGGTAGGATGAGATGAACCGGCGCATGTTGCGTCCCTGCACGCCCTGGCTGCCGGATGACTGGCGCTCGGATGGCGGGTTGAGCAGGTCGGTGGCGTTGCCCATATTCAACGGATAGAGCAGCACATCGCCTTCTTTGCCGACCGGATTTTGTCCGATCTCCTCAAGCGCCATGTTGGCCGTGAGGAAGCCCCACTGACGGCCGAGTGCGAGCCCGTTCATGGTGGTTTGGAAGTCGCCGCGTAAACGCTCGCGAATATCAAACTCGATAAAGAATTTCCCTGCCGTGCGTCCACGCGTGGGCAGCAGCTTGCGTGTTACTTCCTGCTCGGCGCGGCAGATGTAGGGACGCAACGTGTCCGTGACAAACTGGAGACTTTGCTGCTCGTGGTTCGAGTTGCTGAGCCTGGACGTGTCGCCGATCATGTGCGGCGGTACCCGGAAGAGCGCGGCGATGTCTTCGCGCTGAAACTTGCGCGTGAGCAGAAACTGCGAATCCTCGGGACTGAGCCCGATCTGCTGGTAGTTCCAATCGCCTGGCAGGACCGCCGTGCGCCCCTGGTTGACTCCGCCCTGGACATTGGACCACTGGTCTCGCACTTGCGTCATTTGCTTTACATCGAGGCTGCGGGCTTCTTTCAACGTGAGCACGCCACCGGGGCGCGAGCCGTTGCCGAAGAAGCGGGCGCCAAACTTCTCAGCCGCGCGGGTGAGTCCCACGGACTGGCGTGCCATGTGGATAGGATTGAATCCCTTCAGCCCGTCAAACGAAAAGAGCGGCATGTGCAGAACGTCTGGAGAGGCGATGACGCGCTCTGCTCCGTTGGCCATTCCATCCGTAGTTTTGTAAGCGAGCACATTCCGCGTGGTGCGAAAGGCCGTGGTCTTTAGCGGATTCAGCGGAAACAACTCCGCGGGACGGCCGGCGCGATCGCGGATGATATCCGCGTAGCAGTTGCCCGTGAGAGCCAGGCAGCCGATGAGCGTCTCCCAAAAGGTGAAAGCTGACATCTCCGAGTTGGGCTGGACGGTGAGAAGGTAGTAGAGATCCTCATCGACGGCTTCAGAGCGTCCGGATTTTAGGCGCTCAAGGAGCTTGCAGGGCAGCGATGCAATGGACTCCGCCAGGACACGCACGCAGGCATAGACGCTGATGGTCTGGAGCGCCGTGACTTCGTTGACCATCTCACCGGATGCGGTGGGCTCTCCGCCGGAGAGCCAGGACCAGACGGCCGGAGAGCCCAGCGGAATGGACGGATCCTCCAGCGGGTTGGTGCGCTTCTCGTCCGGCGCGGGGTCGTACTCAAGATTCAGGGAGATGAGCGACATTTATGTCCTAGATCACGAAGGGTTCAAACCAGCCACCGGAAGCGCTGGGGGTGGCGAGGGAAGCGCGCATGAACGCCTCAAGGGCGGCAATGGTGGCGTCGATCTTCAGTTCGCGGCGCTTCTTGTCAGGCATGACGCAATCGCGCGCGACGGGCTTACAGATGGTGTTACTGATACACCAGGCCAGTACCGGGTCGCCGTCATGGTGGACGCGTCTCTCCAGAACAGCCTTTTCGAATTCCTTCATCGCCGGCGAGAAATTCGCATAGGTGGAAAGGATCTCGACAAACTCCGCGCTCTGGTCCCAGTCTTTGTGCTCCTGGATGAACTGCACGAGGGGAGCGGCGTGGTGCGGATCGTAATCAACTTCTTTGACCAGGAAGCGCTTGCCGTCCTCGACCAAGCCTTCCAAAATCACCCGGTAGCTCGTGGTGGTTCCGGGCGTCTCGGTGAGCCATCCGTCCTCGACCCACTCCGCATAGTGCGCGTTGCCCTTCATGTGCACGCGCGCCTCGTTGAGATAATGTTCGCCAAAGAGATAGAAGTGAAGTTCCTTGGCGTCCTCCTCGCCTTCAAGGCGAGGGAAGCAACGCATCTTCGAGGCGAGGTCTACTACCTCGGCGAGATCGAGGCCTTCGTACACGTCCTGGCCCTCGAAGTCCTTAAGCTTGAGCGTGGTGTCTTCGCAGGCCTTCCAGTCCTCGACGCGGATCCACGGATTCTTGCTGGCGACCCAGAGGTTGAAATTCTTAGTCTTTACGCCGGGCTGCTCGCTAACGCGATTGAGCGCCGAGGTAATCTGGCTCTCCAGATATTCCGGATTCACGCTGACGCCGAGATTCGGGTTGGCCTTGATGGCGACCGAAATGTCGGTGTAGTCGTCATCCTCGTCGAGCGTGTAAATGTTTATGAACCAGCGCTCGTCGGTGAGCACGCCCTCAAGAACCTGCTCGGCCGTATCCTGCAGCTTGCGGCAAACGCTCACCAGGTCGTAGCCGGCCGTGGTGATGACGAGGAGCAGGGGATTCTTGCGGGCTCCCATGCCGGTTTTCATCGCCTGGTACTGCGTGTCGTCGGTGGCTTCGTGGTACTCGTCAATCACCGCGCAGTGAGGGTGGGAGCCATCCCGCGGCTTGCCGATGATGGTTTTCATCATCGCCGTGCGATCGCCGCGCTTGGTGACGCCCTTCTTACCGGGCTTGAGGTTGTAGGACTCCTGCAGCTCCGGCGTCTCTTCGATCATCGCCAGGGCAGGAACCATGCCCACTTCAGTGGCCTGCTCGCGCGAGGCCGCGCCGAAGAAAACCTGCGCGCCCTGCTCGTTCTCAGCCGCAAATTTGTAAATCGCGACGCCGGCTGCCCAGGTGGACTTCGCGTTTTTTCGCGCCATCGTGAGGTACGCCTCGCGAAAGCGGTAGCGCGTCTGGTCCTCGCGATTGACCCAGCCGAAGATTGAGGCAGTATTGAAAATCTGCCAGGGCTCAAGGGTGATCGTCGCGCTTTCCGGGGTCTTAAAGAAGGCGCTGGGGTAGGGAAGCCCTTCGATGAAATAGCAAGCCCGGCTGGCCTTCTCGGGCCGCCAGACGTAATCGAAAACGCCCGCGCGGCTTTTAGCCAGGTCGCGGAGGTGACGCTGGCAGGCCAGGATCGTCCATTTGCAGGCGAGGATCTTGCCGGCGACTACGTCCTCTGCGTACTGGGTTGCGATCGCCGCATAGTCGCGTTCACTGGACATCGTTCGAGTCGGCGGCCATGGCGGCAAAACGATTGGCCGGCTTCTTTGACTTCTCAGGCACCTTCAGCCGCGCCCGATCAGAGGGCGTCATGCCCAGGCGTCCGAGGATATTGAGGAGCTGCGTGAACTCGGCAGCCTTCAGGGGGCGGGGATAGCCCTCGGCGTCTGGTTCGCCACGCATACGCGCGACGAGCTGGCAATACATCTCCACCATGACGCGGTCGGAGCCGGTGAGAACACCTTCGGGTGCCAGGAGCTCCAACTCATACCAGGCGTCGCGCTGTAGCGGGGTAAAACGCTCCGGAGGATCTCCGAGTACTCCGCGGCCGGCAGGCTCGCCCTCGCGCGCAGCTCTGCGCTGGGGATCGTGCTCAAAGGCACCGTTCTGTTCGAGTACTGCCGTCGGTGTGAGTGGTCTGGCCATAGGGAGGTCGCCCGTCCAGGGGCAGTGTCGGCAGGACGTCGCTGTTTTTCGGCGTCGCTGCTTTACTACCCCTGGAAAGTTCGTTTTAGAAAAAGTGGAATTTTGCGGATTTGAAAATGGCTCTGAACGGGCGGTCACGGCGCCTGGGCGCAAAAAGGATTTGCTACCCCCCTAGGGGTTAGCGCCATCCTCCGCCGCCGCCGAGGCTGTCGTGATGATCACTACACAGCGCTTGCAGGTTTGATTCGTCGTACTTGGATCCGCCGTCGATCAGACGCACCAGGTGGTGAGGATCCGTTGCCGGTTGCGAGCATCCGCAGCTCGCTTCGCAGAGGGGACGCCTGCGCAGGAAGCCTGAGCGAAACTTCCGCCATTCGTTGTCGTATCCACGCTCGGCCGAAGACGGCCGCTGGCGGTCGCGCCGACGCCGGCACTCGGGACACAGTCCAGAGTCGGTGAGCTTACCGCAGCGTCCTGGACACGGCCGCCGAGGGCGCAGGGGCACAGTAACGCTCCAAATGCTTTCGCACTGTCGATCGTTTGGGGCAACTCACTAGATGGTCTGTCCACGCGCGCGCGTCAGGAAACACTGTGCGACATGCTGAGCACTGTATCTTTGCGCTGATGACTGCCATTGTGTTTACGCTTTCACCGACGTGTTGCCACCTTTGAACAGGATTGAGCAAAGGAAGTCGAGAGCAAGTGCGTGCCAGAATGTCAGCTTCGCAACTCCGAACACTGCGGCTAACGTTGACGCCGTGAACAGGCAGTTCACCAGCCACATTGTCGGATACGCCGTGAGAGCTGAGAGCGCCGCGAGAACGACGAAAGAAACTGTGAAAATTCCAACAGCTTTCAAGAACTTGTCCATGTCAGTTCATCCTCTATTTCGGCGCCGTCGTCCTTGTAGCTTAGGAACTCGATCGCGCTCACTGGCTCGCTTGCCAAAAATATATGGCGCAGACGACTGCTGTCCGCGCCGGGAGTAGAAACGCAAAATATCGCCCTTGAAGCGAGCCTGCGCGTGCGAGCCTCGGCAAGTGCAGCAGTACTTGGCATTGCTTCCAACCTCGCGCGTGAAAAGCGCCGGACACAGCTCGCACATCTTCAGTTCGACGCGCGTCAATCCATCGTCTGGCGGCGGAGGCTTCATCACCAGCACGCGACCGCTCAGGACCGCATCGGCGATTTCGTAGGCTTTACTTCGTGGCATCGGGGAATACGCGCTCGATTGGACTATCTGAAATCAGAAAAGAAGTTGGCTTTCGCGCGGATGAGATCTCGACGCGCACAATGTCGTCCACCTGCAGCTCGCAGTTTGGAATTCGCAGCTCGTTGAAAGCAAAATCCGCGTCTGCAACTTTCACAGTCACGCGCCGGCGACCGTCATGGTTCTCGCTGCCCGAGATCACACTGACGACTTTTCCATCCAGCTCGATCATCGCTGTGCTCGTTCCGCGGCTTTCACTGGGTCTGGGATAAAGACGCCGCGTCCGGCGACGATGGTGACGGCGAATGTGTCATACACGGTTGGCCACTGGTGAACGCGCATCGTTTCCTTGCCGGTTTCGGCCGCCGATTCCGCATTGCGTTCCATATCGCGCTCAGTGAGCGTGGCGATCACGCGCTGAACGCGCCGGTGATCACGTAGCTGAATAACAAGCTGCTTACCTTTGGCCAGGCTGCGATTGCAGCGCAGCTTCACGGCCTCGCCGGCGTCGATCTGGGCGTAGGCTTGGGCTTCGGTGATATATCGCAGGTGGGTGCCATAAGCTGAAAGGAGTTCTGCCCGGTTCAGGTGCCTTGCCATGCGGACCTCTGAAAAGAACGCTGCACCTGCGAATCAGGTTATAGGAGGGGAACACACGTGTCCTGGCAGGTGCAGCGGCCGGATGCGTTCAGCGAGGGAGGAAGGTTACAGCCCAACGTCGGAAGGTGAATCCCGAAAACGAATTGCACAGGTAAGTAGGAGTCCAGCTTGCACCACAATTCGTCTACTCTGCAAGCAATTCTGCGTAAGTAAGTGTGAATACCTTGCGCAGCTAGTATAACGGCCCCACCATTCTCACCTTTCTCTAACCGTTCATATCTCGGCGCGCGCGGATGCATGTATCGTCCGCGCCGCGGTTTTTGCGGTTGCCGTTGCGGTTGCTCTTTGCTCACAGCTTCGCGATCTTCGGGCGTGCAGTGCCGGTGGTTTGGCATGTCGCTTGCGCCCCGTCTTTCAAAAGCGAGAGCGGGGATGCGCGTAAGGGGCAGCGCCCCTTCGCAGAATGATTGTCTT